TTGGACTCCTTGGAGGAGTTCTAGTGTTTGATTGATATATATGTCCACAACGAGGACATTTGTATCTAACGCCATTAGGTTTCATGATTTCCTTACGCATAGTTTACGCTTAAAATCATATCTATATCCTTCGCGACATTTTGGCTTGCCGTTGCTCCAAAATGGCTTTACAGTACTGGGCGTTGACTTCGCAACTCGAGAGGATTTAGTGCCACCACGCGTCTTCGGTATTTGCCCTGTTTTAGTAACAGACGTCATATCCTGACGTGGTGACTTTTCATTTCGTAATTTAGCCTCCATATATTTGACCATGATACTAGGAGGATCATCAAATAATAACAAAGGCCAGATAACCTTTAGTACATTTTTGGGTTTAGTCATGCCAAGGCCTGCTCTTACAACGGTATAACCAATTTTCCCAAAACCTGGAATCAAAGCAACTTGCAACAACTGTTTAGAAACCTCATGCCTGCTAGTCATGGTTGCCCCTGCTTGATTAGAGTCAACAGAAACTTGAACTCTATTGGGTGTAGTAAGTATTTCAGCATTAGGATTTGTACTCGATTGTAAACGAATCCACCCAGTTAATTCTTCATACTTTCCCATATCATACACCCATAATTAAAAGGATTGAGTCTGAGTTTATTCCGCAACCAACAGCCACAATCATAAAAATTATTTTCCAGAAATGATCTGGTAATTTTCCTTCAGTAGTTATATTCAACTTCATATTTATGCCATATCTTTGCACAAAACCTTGCCCACTACTCTAACTGATAATGTCATATCGTTTAAACCGACTGTCAATCGAGCCAGACCAGCAGGAACAAACGCACTAAACCTCAAAGTAGGGGTCTGTGCGGAGCTAGAAACAAAACTAGAAATAACAGTTTCAATAGTGTGCCCATCATTATCAAGATCATATGGAGGTAACTCTAACTCTTGGTCTTCAGTTATTTCAATAACTTCACCAACTGCTTGATTACCAGAGGAAATCAATTGTGCAAGAGGATTAGAAGGCCCTGTAATGGCCTCGTCAGCACCACTAGTAGGAGTAGTGACTTCTTGACGGTCAATGTTGTAAGAATGTATCATACCAACACTTTTGTAATAACCAGATTCAAACTCGGTACCACCGCTAACAATGTTTGCTTCACAAATGTGTAAATCAAATGAATCTGCCCAATACTCTTCAGTCGGGTCAATCGGTACAGTAGCCTGGTACGTCGGTGTGACCGCTAACTTAGAATAAGTCCATTCTCCTTCATTATATGTGACAGTAGAACCGTCACTGTTCAACGTTACAGGCTCTAAAGTTGTACTAGCTGAATGCTTAGCATCAAGATAAGGACGAATAGTTTTTCCATATCTACCAAGTTCTCCATCGGTAACACCTGCATTCTCGAACATGATATTTCGATAGGCATGAAATTTTCTAAAAGAATTCCTCATGCGCCACGAATTTGGAGCGGTACTCAGAAATAAACCGCTATTTGAGGTACCAGTACCAGTAGCCGTGAACTCACACATATAACCATACACATGTCCGTCACGAGTAGTAACTTCCTCATTTTTTGAATTAATACGTGATAGATCGCGTGCCAGATTCAAATAAGGCGTCGTGTTTGCAGATAAATCATAAAATAAGTTATTTTCCATATCTCCAGTAGGAGAGGCTAACCCTGTATAAAGATATAGTAATTATTCACACTCATTGCAGTGGATCTGGAGCAATAGCTCCAACATTAAATGCAACATTTCAATATCCTCTTCATCGTCTAACTGTATCGTTATCATAATCACCGGGATAGCACTGATGGTTAGAAACGCATCCCGCCCCATATCCGCGGGCTTCCCTAATTACCGGTGGTAATCCTTCCCGTCTTGCGAATTTTTCACTCCTTCGGGGTGTCGCTAGACTTACCCACCGGAGGCCATTGCTCTTTAGAACTCTCCGGTTCATGCGTCATATGGATCAGTAACCATATAATCGTTCAAACTCATGGACTGGGTCTTCATAATTATCCCAAGTTCCATTCTTTATATCGAAAAATGTGGGGACGGGGCGGCCTTCCCAAACCGCCTCCGCCTCCGTTCTCTCCTTCGTACGTGCCATGCCGTCCTTAGTAGCTTGTTCCTTTTTACGAGCCAGATATGCTCTACGTCTTTCCTTCTGATGTTCGGCATATTGTTTCTTGGTGTAAAATGTACCTCCGTCCCAGTTTTCGGTAATACCGTCCAGTTCGAATTTACATTCATAACAAGTACACCACACACCATTTACTGTTTCATATTCGCCAGTAATTGGATTGATCCAATCTCCCTCACCTAGGTAAGCCACATTTATTCGAGTATGTGTCTGGTACTTAAAGAGCCCTTACACTTGTAACACTTTGGACTCCTTGGAGGAGTTCTAGTGTTTGATTGATATATATGTCCACAACGAGGACATTTGTATCTAACGCCATTAGGTTTCATGATTTCCTTACGCA